GTTAGTCACAGCTATCACGAACTTGGCAGGTACATGGGTCAGTGCCAAGGCGGAATCAACCAAGGCCACCGCAGAGGCCAAAGCCACCGCACTGAAAACAGCGGCACAGTCCACAGCGGACTGGGAACGCATCATGGCAGAGGCTTCCAAGAACTCGTGGAAAGACGAGTGGTTGACGATAGTGTTCAGCATACCGCTGATACTTGTCTTTATACCAAGCATGGTAGGACATATTCAGCAGGGATTCGACGCATTGGCAACTTTGCCGATTTGGTATCATGAGATTCTCATGGTGATTGTTCTTGCTAGCTTTGGTGTCAAGGCAGGTAAGGGTATTGTAGAAATGATAGGGAAGAAATAATGAGTGCTTTAGATCAAGTAAAAAAAATGGAAAGTATAAGAAAAAAACAACTGGAAAGTATAAGAAAACAAAGTCCTACTGGAGTTGGAGCAATTAGTGATAAAGAACTAAAAGCCTTGCGAGACTCTAGTCCTACTGGTATTCGGCCAAAAACTAAACGTGATGGAATGAAACCTTGTGTTAAAGGTAACTGTGGACAAAAACCTTTAACTGGTAAAACGTACAAAGATTACATCTAAGGAAATTTTTATGTCTTGTGGAAAATCACACTACGGCGGTAAAAAGAAATCAATGCCTAAGACTAAAAAGACCGTGACTTCTCGTACTCAGAAGAAAAAGAAAGTCACAAGGCGAGCATAATGCCAAAGGCTAAAAAGAAAGCTAATGACGCTTGTGCTAAAAAAGTCAAGAGCCGTTACAAGGTTTGGCCTTCAGCATACGCTAGTGGTGCTGTAGCTAAGTGCCGAAAGGTTGGTGCTAAGAACTGGGGTAACAAGAGTGGCCGTAAGAAAAAGTAAAGCAGGAGCATCACTCAAGAAGTGGTTCGGGCAGAATAAAGGCAAGGGTTGGGTTGACTGCAAGACAGGTAAACCCTGTGGACGCTCAGGGCCCAAGGACAAGCGTAAGAGCTATCCTGCTTGTAGACCAACCAAAGCCGCTTGTAAGGCCGCAGGTGCTAAGACAGCCATGAAGAAGAAGACATCTTCATCTCGTGTTAATTGGAAAAAGAAGGCTAAGTGATGCCAAAGTCAAAAGACCCTAAGTTAGCCAGAGCAGGCGTAAGTGCTTACAACAAACCTAAGCGCACTCCGGGTGGCTCTAAGAAGTTCGTAGTGGTTGCCAAAGAAGGCGACAAGACCAAGACTATTCGTTTTGGTGATCCTAATATGACGATCAAGAAAGACCAACCTGCTCGTCGTAGGAGCTTTAGGGCTCGTCACAAATGTGACACTAACCCACCAAGTAAGCTAACTGCTCGTTATTGGTCATGTAAAAAATGGTAACACTTGACTTTTTAGTCAAAATGTGGTATACTAATACATATATACACTAAGGTATTCTCATGACATACTTACAACTTGTCAATAATGTTCTTAAGCGTCTTAGGGAGCGTACTGTTTCTACTGTGGAAGAAACGGCTTACTCTACGTTGATTAGTATTTTAATTAACGATGCTAAGGAAGAAGTAGAAAATGCATGGGCGTGGTCTGCTTTACGTGAGACACTAACGGTAACAACAGTAGCTGACACATTTAACTATGAGCTTAACGGCACACAAAATCGCCTTACTGTTCTTGATGCTTTAAACGACTCTGACAATTTCTTCTTGCAGTACAAAGAAGCACACGAGATGAATAATTTGTTTTTAAACTCTACCCCTTCTCGTGAGACACCAAGGTACTACTCATTTAACGGGGTGTCATCTGATGGTGACACTTTGATTGATCTGTATCCAATTCCAAATGGTGTTTATACGTTACGGTTTAATGTGATTAAACGAACTGCAGATTTAGCTACAGATTCAGATACATTAACCATTCCTTCTCAACCTGTTATACATTTGGCATATGCTAAAGCAGTAGAGGAGCGTGGAGAAGACGGAGGTGTTGCAGGTATGTCAGCGTACAATACTGCACAGCGGGCTATTTCAGACGCTATTGCACTTGATGCCGCTAAACACCCTGAAGAAACAATCTGGTATACCGTATGACCAAGCCCTTACAGTCAGCCAGTATTGCCGCACCGGGCTTCTTTGGATTAAACACCCAAGAGTCTGGTATTACGCTTGAGTCTGGCTTTGCATTACAAGCTACCAACTGTGTAATTGATAAGTTTGGACGTTTAGGTGCTCGTAAAGGATGGGTATTTTTAGACGAGTCTACTGGTGTTGGTCTTCAAGGTATGCATCGGTTTGTTGATATTGATGCAACTGAATACTTTGGTGCGTGGTCAGATACAAACTTTTACATTTACTCTGCAGGCACACTAACGTCTGTTACATACTCAGGATCACAGTCGATTACTGAAGGTAACTGGCAGGCTGTGACACTAAATGATGCGGCATACTTGTTCCAAGCAGGATACGAACCATTATTCTTTGACACTGTTTCAGGTGAAGTCAAAGATATGAGCGATGCATTAAGTACCGCTACAGTTACAATTAATTCAAACTCAACGACTGCAACGGTTACACATACAAGTCATGGGTTTACATCAGGCAATCCTGTTACAATCAGTGGTGCTAATGAAGCTGTCTTTAATGGTACGTTTACTGTTACGGTGACAGGCACAAACACCTATACGTATACAATGCCAAGTTCTAATTCTAACAACCCTGCTACAGGTACAATTACAGCCGCTTGGTATCATGATGTACCTCCTGAAGCAAACGTAGCATTGTCAGCTTATGGCCGCATTTGGGCGGCATCGACAGCTACTAACAAAACAACATTGTATTGGTCTAACTTGCTTGACGGCACAGACTGGGATGGAGGCACAGCAGGACGTTTAGACATTTCTGGTATTCTTGTGTACGGCAACGATGAGATTATTGCATTAGGCGCACACAATGGTTTCTTAATTGTCTTCTGTAAAAACAACATTATTATCTTTGGTGACAGCGATACTGCTCAAACCTACCTTGACCCTACGACACTACAACTGGTAGAAGTTATTAACGGTGTTGGGTGTATTGCAAGAGACAGCTTACAGAACACAGGTACAGATATTTTATTCTTGTCTGACTCAGGCTTGATGTCGTTAGGTCGAGTCATTCAAGAGAAGTCAACACCAATGCGTGACTTGTCAAGAAACGTGCGTGATGATTTGGTACAGTTAATTGAGTCTGAGACACCTGCTAATATTAAGTCAACATACTCAGCAACCAATGCATTCTATTTACTTGCATTCCCAACAACTAAGCAAGTGTACTGTTTTGACATGAGGGGCCCATTACAAGATGGCTCTGCTCGTGTAACCATCTGGAACAACATGGAGTTCACTGACTGGCTTGGGTTTGATGGTGAAGTATACATGACTCATGCAGATGGTCTTGCTAGATACTCAGGCTACCAAGACAATGGTCAGTCATATCGTATGGTGTACTTTACAAACTACTTTGATCTTGGTGCGGCATCACAAACAAAGATCCTCAAGCGTCTGTCTATGACCGTTATTGGAGCTACAGGACAGGACTTTGTTGTTAAGTCAGGGTTTGACTACAGTGACCAGTACAACTCCTATCCGCTGACAGTACGTACAGGCACAGTGTACGAGTATAACATTACTGAGTACAACATTGGTGAATACTCAGGTGGCACATTGGTTGACACAGTACGTGCTCCGGGATCAGGCAGTGGATCAGTATTACAATTAGGATTTGAAGCAGACCTTAACGGTGGTGCTTTGTCAATTCAAAAGATGGATGTCTATGTTAAACAAGGTAGGACAATCTAATGAGTTCATATACTAAATCAACAGACTTTGCTTCTAAAGATGCACTGCTCACAGGTAACCCACTTAAGGTTGTCAAAGGAACAGAAATTGACGATGAGTTCAATGCTATTCAAACAGCAATAAACTCTAAAGCAGACACTAACTCTCCTGCACTTTCTGGCACACCTACGGCCCCTACAGCATCTGCAGGAACATCAACAACACAGATTGCAACAACAGCATTTGTGGATAATACTTATGCTCCTATTGCATCACCTACGTTGACTGGTACACCCTTAGCTCCAACAGCTACAGCAGGTACAAATACAACACAGATTGCTACGACTGCTTTTGTTACTACCGCTATTGATGCTATTCCAGACCTAGAGTATGCATCGCAAACAACCAAAGGTGGTGCAAGAATTTATATTTCTGGTGGTGATCTTTACATTTACACTCAGGACTAATCATGGCTATTGTCGTAAACGGTGCAGTATTAGATTGGTATCAAGAAGCAGTATATCTTAACGGTACTGCGGTAAGTACGCTTGATTCACCGGGAGATGTTTATTTTAACGGTACTCGTGTGTTTGGTCTGACTAGTCCTGCATTTAGCTCAGAGACTACACTAACTACATTAAACCTTGCTCCTGATTCTTCTGATATTGAAAACTGGGTATCTGGATTAACAACAGAAATTACAGATGCGTTTCATTCACACAGCTATGCTCAAGGGCCGGGGACAGATACAATCTATAGAATGTATTTAAAAGAAGGCTACCGATGGGTTACAGGTGATGGAACATTTGTAGGTAGCGCAAGCCCCGGAACTCAAGTTGATGCATACTCTGGTAAATCTGTCACAGGATTTAATACTTCACATAACGGTGGAGTAAGCGGCACACTACGTAGAGACGATGGCGTTTGATTAAAACACCAGTAGCAATACAACCTGCATACACGATTTATTATGAGTGGTTTGAAGACAAGGTTTGGACTCACGCAGATGTACACAAATGGACACCTAAGATTGCCAAAGAGTTCAAAGAAGTACACGGACTATTGAACATCATAGCAGGACAACCCTTTTTCTGTCTGGTTGACAATCCTAAACTCACAAAGTTTGTAAAACAATTAGGATACAAATTTGTAACAGATGCAAATTGCATCGACAATGTAAAACGGAGCATATATAGATATGGGTAGCGTAGTAAGTGGACTGTTCGGCAAGGGCGGTTCTGGTACCGCAGGAGAAGCCGTAGCACGAGCTAGAGAACTTGCTCCGGGTGCTAGGTTTAATCCTTATGCCGTTCGTACAGGAACAGGTACAACAGGATACAGAGGTGACGGTCAGTTCTATTCAGAGTTGTCTCAGCCGTATCAAGATCTCTTAGGAACCACCTTAGGTGGTGCTCAAGGACTCTTTGAGCAGTTTGGTTCCTTTGATCCTAGCCAACGTGCGGCAGATATCTACCAACAGCAGGCGGCATTACTTCAGCCTTCTTTTGAACAACAAGCCACACAACTCCAAAGCAGACTCTTTGGCGGGGGTAGGCTAGGTCTACGTCTTGCAGGCGAGTCACAGGGCTTAGGAGCAGGATCAGGCATGGTTCAGCCAGACGCTTTAGGACTAGGACAAGCACAACAGCAAACCTTAGCACAACTAGCGGCAGGTTCACGTCAGCAAGCCTTTGGTGAACAACAGCAACTAGGCCAAATGGCGGCACAAGCGTTGCAGTCAGGTATGGGCATTAGTGGCCTTGAGCAATCCCTCATGGGTATGGGTCTTAATGCAGAACAAGCTCGTGCGGCGGCATCCTTGGGTGCTATGCAGGCTGAATTGGCTCCTTACGCAACTAAGGCTCAGATGGAGCAACAGCAACAACAAGCCGGTGCAGGATTCTTTGGTGGTCTTCTTGGTTCAGCCGCACAAGGATATGGTACTTATGCAGGACTTGCGGCGGCTTCTGATGTCCGACTCAAGGATAACATCACTCATGTAGACACACTACCGAACGGTATTAAGCTCTATACTTGGGAATGGAAAGAAAAGCGTAACGAACCAACATTCGGTGTACTAGCACAGGAAGTACAGCAAGTGCTCCCTGAGGCTGTCATTGAGCATCCAGATGGATACTTAATGGTCAACTACGCACATCCAGAGTTACAAGGAGTACACTAATGGCTAAACCAGATTCAGTATACTCTTTGTTTGGGCTCAAAGATCCGCAAGAGACTGCTAGAGAATATTACAAGCAAGCATTTGCTTATAAGCCCGGAAATGATCCATACGCACAAGCGGGTGCAGGCTTTGGTAAATTATTTACCGCTTTCTTAGGTGTTCCTGACGTAATTGAAGAGCAAGCTAAGTTACAAGAGATTGCCAAAGGGTACCAAGAGGGAAACCTTCAGAACATGGCTGAGACCTATACTCGTCTTCAGGAAGCAGGAGCACCTGCGGCAACTTTAAATAAATTGTCTGCTGACATTACAGCCGCTTCTGAAGCCTTCAATGTTCGTGCTGAAGCACAACGTGAGAAAGAGCGTCAGGCTAAAGCAAGAGAACAAGCCGTAGCTTTTATCTCTCAAACGAATCCTGATCTTGGTAACTTAGTTGCTTCTGGAGCAATGGATGTCAAGGATGGTATTGAGGCTGTTCGGAAGGCACAAGAACCAATTAAAGTTGGAGATGTCTTAGGAAACATTGATCCGAAGACAAAAAAGTTTAATGAAATCTATGATGCTCGTCAACGTAAGCCAAACACAACCTATGAAATCTTGACAGAGGCTCAAAAGAATCAACTAGGTATTACTGCACCGGGACTGTATCAGCGTGGTAGTGATGGTAAGGTGTCTCGTATTGCAGGGGCTGATTTACCACAACTTGGCACAATCCCTCAAGGGTACCAAGTAATTGTTGATACGGATGAACAAAATCGTCCTTTGATCTCTATGCAACCTATTCCGGGATCACCTCAAGAACGAGAACTACAACAATCTAAAGACGCTATTAGAGCCGGTAAGCGTGGTAAGGCAACAAAGTTTACTCAGGTTGTTGCTCCGTCAATTGATCTTGCCATTGAAATTGCAGAAGATCCAGATAACTGGGCTACCGGGAAATCAGGGGCGTTCATTGAGCAACTTGGGAAACTCTCAGGTGGTATCATCAGTGCTGAAACAAGTCGTCTTGCATTAACAGAACAATTGACAACCATTAGGGCAAACATTGGTTTCGACAGACTGCAGAAGATGCGTGATGAATCACCGACTGGTGGTGCTCTTGGTCAGGTAGCCTTGCAGGAACTCTATGCACTTCAGAGTTCGATTGCTCCGTTGAACCCCAACATGAAAGACACAGAGTTGGTTGCTAGTTTGAACAAAGTCAAAGACACCTACCGTAAGGCTGTAGAAGCTGTTGCTAATGACTTGACAGATGAGCAATTGATTGCAGAAGGTCTAGGGGACTTGATTCCATTCAGGACTGCCAATCGGAACCCTGATGGATCATACACACCTTTGGAGCCTGCAGATGACACTTTTGACATCACAAGTCTCCCTCAAGAAGTTCAAGATACTTGGGAGTTTATGACTGAAGACGAACGTGCTCTTTGGAGGTAGTGTTTGTGACTAAAGAACAACAAAGAGTTTTAGCATTGGCTAAAGCACGTAAACGGAAAGCTGAAGCCGAAAGAACAACTCAAGTTACACCTGAGCAACCTCAAGAACCTGCAAAGCCACAAGTCCAGTATACTCAAGAGCCTTATGTAGAGCCTGAGATGGCTGATGCACTTACAGTGTCTGAAACAGGCGTTGAGAGCACACCAGAAGCCGCTAAAGCGACGATCAGGAATGTCCTGCAGGGTATGTCCTTTGGGACTGCTGATGAGGCTGAGGCGGCCTTACGTTCAGCCTTTGGTGACAGAGGGTACCAAGAGAATCTAGACGTGATTCGTCAAGAGATGAAAGCCTACGCTGAAGCTAACCCCGGTTCTGCATTGTCTCAGGAACTCATTGGTGCCGTCATGACGCCTGCAGGTCTTTTGAAAGCACCTGCATATATTGAAAGAGCCGCCCCGGTAATTCGTGGGGGTATCAAAGGCGGTACTGGTGGTTTTCTGTATGGATTCGGAAGTGCTGAAGGTGATCTAGCTCAACGGACAGAAGAAGGTCTTGTTGGTGCAGGAGCCGGTGTTATCATTGGTGCTCCTTTGGAGAAAGCTGTCAGTCTTCTTGGTAACGCTAAGCTCAACAAACAGATCAAAGCGCAATCACGGGCACCTGATCTTGATCGTCTTAAATCAATTAAAGATGCCGCCTATGAAGCTGTCGATCAGACTAACTTTGCTATCGGCCCCGGAGAAGCGCAACAGATCTTCCAAAGGGCTTCTAAAGTTGCTGATGAAGCATTCTACACACCTATGCCCGGTACAGCGACAGCCGTCGACAAAGCCAAGAAGCTATTGCAAGACCTGACAACCAAAGGAATGACCTTAGGTAATTCTGAGCAAGTTCGTCGTCGTTTGTTTAAACTTGCTGAAGACAAGACTGACGGGTACATTGTACGCCAAATGATTAATGAGTTTGACGATGTCATTGAAGACTCATTGGCTAAAAGCCAGATTCCACAACTACAGATTGCTCGTGAGGCTAACCGTAAGTACAAAAACTCTGAAGCAATTTCAGAAGCGTTTGAGAAGGTTGATGTCAAGGTTGGTAAGCGTACTGAAGGGTACCGGAAGGTTGCCCAGAGTCTGCTGAATAACCAACGTCAGATGAAGTATTTTACTGATGCTGAAAAACAAGTTCTACAGGCAATGGCTGACGGTACTGCTTCACAACGACTACTGAACACCTTAGGACGCTTTGACTTCAGTGCGAAAGGTCTGGCCGGTGCAATCAACCTATTTACACTTGCAAGCGCACCTTGGACAGCATTGTTGTTCGTAGGCACTGGCGGAGCTAAGTACATGGCTGACCGTAAGGCTATTGCGGCGGCACAGAAGTTGATTGC